ACACTATAATCAAGGTCTCTCATCGCATAGATGTAGATAATTGGTTCACAACCCTCGAACTATGGAAGGAAGCCTAGTGGCTTACAAAGTATTTACAAACGGAAGCGTTCTTCAAGCCTCCGAGATCAACGACAACCTTATGCGCCAAAGCGTAATGGTGTTCACTAACGCTGCAGCTCGAAGCGCAGCAATCACGGTTCCACTAGAGGGAATGCTTACTTGGTTGGAAGACACTAACCAATACGAAAACTACAACGGTTCAGCTTGGGTTCAAACAATTACCCCGGCTGGTTACAGTCTTATTAAGTCACAAGCAATCGGAACTAGCGTTACCTCTGTTGCTGTCACTGGAGCATTCAGCTCGCTCTATGATGTTTATCAAATTGTAGTTAGTGGTGGAGTTGCTTCTGCAACTACTGGTATGAAAATACATCTAGGTTCTACGACATCTAATTACCGTTGGGGTTTGAATTATCAGTTATACACTTCTTCAACTGTTTTAGGGTTAGCGTCAAACAGTGCCACGGGCGTTGAGTATGTTGGAGCTGCAGGATCAAACAAGCTAAGTGCATTCATAACAGTATCCGACCCATTCTTAACAAGAATTACAAACTTTAGTGCACCATACACAAGCACAGATCAGGGTGGATGGGCTACGGGAATGTTGAACGACAACACTTCTTATACTGGCTTTACTCTTTCAACCAACGCTGCTGGTTCTTGGACTGGTGGAACAATTTACGTTTACGGATTGAGAAAGGCTTAAAATGGCTGACAAATTATTTATTCAAATTGACGACGAGGTTCGTGAAATGACTTCGGACGAAAAAAAAGAGTATCTCGAAAGAATTGCCTTAGTTGAATCTGACGCAAAAGCCAAAGAAGAAGCTAGATCATCTGCACTTGCTAAGTTAGCCAAACTAGGTTTAACAGAAGAAGAAATCGCCAGCTTGTAACATGGCCGAGGAGAAAACAAGCTCGGTTCGCATTACTCAAGGGGACATCTACAAGAAGCAGCTCGAGCACGGGGACATACTAATCAAGGTTCTCGAGAAGCTAGATCACCTAGACGACGTGCCAGACCGCATCCGTGAGGTTGAACTAACCCTAGCCAGACTTGCTTGGGTAGAGAAGATTGCTTACACAGGATTGACCGCTGCAGTGGTAGCTTTGATTGGCTTGCTAATAAACTCGATTGGAAAATAATGACTGACTGGTATCCCAAAGTATCTGGCGTAATTGATAACGGCTTCGGAGGCTCTCGAAACGGCCGTTCAATAAACGGAGTAGTCATTCATCACGTAGCAGGAACTAACGGCCTTGCTTATGTTGCCAATGCTAATGATCGTAACTCTCACCCGACATACCACATCTCTAAGTCTGGAGCCGTGACTGGAATCGTTCATCCAGACCGTAGACCTTATTCAACCGGGGGAACTCCAGACCCTAACGCAGTGACATTCGAGATTGACAACTCTTCCACAGGAGGAGATTGGCCAGTATCTGATTCTTCACTTGACGCTCTTATTGACGTAATCGTTTACCACGCAAGCCAGTCACCTCGATCAGGCAGAGGATTTGCTCTCAATGATCCAGTAGTAGCGCAAGTAGAGTTCTTTATTGCTTGGCACTCTCAATACAAGGCCACAGCTTGCCCGGGCGGTTACATCAAATCTAAGCTTGACTACATCGTTAGTGAGTGCAATAAGCGAGCTTCTGGTAAGCCATCCAAACCTAGCAAACCGACAACACCGACAACACCGACAAAACCTAAGCTTGGCAAGTGGCTAAGAAACGGTTCTACTGGAGATAACGTCAAATACTTACAGGCAGCTCTAGGAGATCTAAAGGTCGATGGCATCTTTGGTGCCCTAACTGAAAAGGCTGTTCGCAAGTTCCAAAGACAACAAAAGATTCAAGTCGATGGAATAGTCGGCGCTCAAACTTGGTCACGTCTACCGTAAACGAAAGGCAATAATGTTCAACTATTCACCAGAAACTCGCAAGGCAATCTACGGAGTTATAGCTTCGGTTGTTCCCCTTCTAGTAATCCTTGGTCTACTAAATGAAGAACTAGCTCTACCAATTCTTGACGTAGTTGCAGCTGTTCTAACCGTTGGTGGATCAGTTCTAGCGATCAAGAACGTCCCTACCAAGTAATGTCAGAGACCGTCTATAAAATGACGGTATGACAATCACAGAAAAGATAGAGGCTTTAGGCTTCGCAAAGTATCTAGGCACCTTCGAGCCTAGCTCCGCAGAATGGCACGATGCCCGAAAAGGTATTGGCGGTTCTGACATCGCGTCCGTAATGGATAAGAACCCTTGGAAAAGCGCTTACACGCTTTATTGTGAAAAGACCGGGCTAATCGATTCAGACATCGAGCCCTCAATGCCAATGAAGCTAGGCACGGCATTCGAACCTGTAATTAGGCAGCTCTTCCAAGAAGCTAATTCCGATTGGCTCACCGTCCATGAGACCGGAACTTGGGCTAGCGTAGAAGACCCTAGATCCGTTGCTAACGTAGACGGCATAATCGAGTGGAAGAACGGCAAGCTATCCGTCCTCGAGATCAAGTTCACTAGGCAGTATTGGGACGAGCTTCCAGATCACTATAACCTTCAAGTTCAACATTACCTATCTGTTCTAGGCTTAGACTCGGCTATGGTCGTAGCGGTCGCAGGAGGCGATTGGAAGGAGTTTGAGGTCGTTCGGGATGATTCCCTTATTGAGACTATGAAAACCCGCCTACGGGCGTTCTACGGCTTTTTAGAGTCCAATACAGCTCCAGAATACGATGGAAGTGACTCAACCTATGAGACGGTTAGGCAGCTATCCGAGGGTCTAGTCGAGGGTGAAATTGAGCTCGATGGCCTATGGTCTAACTTGCTTCAAGCCAAGGCCGAGTCCGAGTTCTGGGAGGGACAATTCAAGGCACAGAAGTGCGCGGTGCTTGCATTCATGGACGGCACTAAGTATGGTCTGTTTCATGGTGAAAAGGTTATAGCTTTACAATCCCGTAACGGCAAGCCATTCATCACATTCAAGTAGGAGGAAAACATGGGTTTCGACCTAAGCAATTACGAGCCAGTTTCAGAACGTATTCAGAAGTTCTGGAAGACGTATCCTAACGGCCGTATCATCACAGAAATCAAACTGATCAATGAGACCGAAGTTGTAGTTCAAGCTTCCGTCTTTACTGATAGAGAAGACGCGAGACCTGCAGCCGTTGATTGGGCTCATGAGACTCGAGGATCTAGCAACATCAACCGGGCTTCATTCTTAGAAAACTGTTCGACTTCGGCCATCGGTCGAGGACTTGCAACTCTAGGATTGTCAGCTTCAAAGAACCGTCCAAGCCGTGAAGAGATGATCAAGGCAACTAGAGACTCACGGAACTACATCGAGGAAGCTTCGGAAGCTGCAGCAAACAATGATCTAGAGACTCTAAGAGTTATCTATGCAACTGCGCAAAAGTCACAAGTTGATAACGATGTTCTCGAAGCAATCAAAACTCTCGCAGATTCGCTAAAGGCCAAGTAAATTGGAAAGGGCTAGAAGCCACAGAAAACTTCTAGCCCGACGCGAAAGCGTCACCCAACCACGATGGGCATTGTAATTATAGCCTAGGAAGGCACAGAATGAGCCTAGAAGCCTTATCAGCCGTTCTGCATCACTCTCATAGCACAGGCACGTCTAGAGCCGTCATGGTCGCTCTAGCGTGGCATTTAGGAGATGACCCCGAAGAGGGTTGTTATCCATCACAAACACGCCTAGCTAAATTAGCCGGGTGCTCCGTTAGACAAGTTCAACGCAATCTCCAGAAGCTAGTCGAGCTAGGGGAAATTGAAATGTCGCAGCATGACGGAATCGGGTATCGCTTCGACCGAATCACTAATCGATACTGGATCAATATTGATTGCCCGGAAGGTTGCGACGGTAGTTTGAGTCATAATCTACGGGGTGTCAAAAAAGGCAAAACGGGACGGCATTTAAGACTGCTCGGGACGGCGTTTAAGACGTCACGGGACGGCGTAGATGTCGCCTTAAAGTTAACTAATAATTAACTTAAACTTAAAAGAACACTAGAAAGGAAAAACACAGAAATGGCAACAGTCATGATCTACGCAAAAGTAGCCGAGGTAGTAAACGAAGGTTATCCAAGACTTAGAGTCT